CACGCGAGATGCTCGTTGACCGAATCGCGCGCGTGTTTGGTCCTCAACGCGCGGAGATGATCGCCACAACTGAGGTCACGCGCGCTTACTCGCAGGGAACGGACATCGCGCGGCAGATACTTGACGATTCTGGTTTATCGCTTGTCCATGTGTGGCACACCGCCGCTGACGAGCGCGTATGTCCAATCTGCGCGCCGCGCGATGGGCGCGAACAAGGCGATGGCTGGGACGAGCTGCCGCCGGCGCACGTCAGTTGCCGGTGCTGGACGACGCTAGAACAACCAAGGAGACGCCGAAGATGAGCAAAACTGTCGTTCGTTTGAATCTGCCGCGCGTGTTTCGTGGTCAACTTGACCTTACGCCGGCGCTATTGTTCCTTGGCTACAAGTTGCGCGACGCTGTGAACGTGTATCCGCCGCGCAAGCCTGGGATGCGCATCCGATGGAAGAGCGAGCGTCAGCGTCACTACGTGCTCGCCAACGTCCGGTTGCCGTACCGACGAACAGGTTGGCTGGCGAAGCAGTGGTTCGTCACGCCGACCAGCAGCGCACAAGTAGTCGTGCGAAACAAAGCGCGCTACGCCGCGTTTGTGGTTGGCAAAGCGCAACAGCCGTTCCACAAAGACCGCGGCTGGAAGCGTGCCGATGAAGAGGCAAGTAAACTGGTTTACAATCGCGCCGTGATGCGCGAGTTTGCGCGCATCATCGAGCGGGAGATGAAACGATGAGATTCACGCTGGATACCGATCTTCCTGTAATCGAACGTGATGAGTGGGATGGGGATGCCGCGCGTGAACGCATCCTGGCGTGGGCCGGCTACGAGACCAACGCAGATGAGGATATGCGCAACGAAGCACTTGACCGCGCCGCGCGCTTGTTTCTCTTCCGCCGTGACGAGTCTGCGGCCAAAGGCGACCTGGTTGCACCCTGTGGCGACATCGTGGACGGTAACCCGCGGTTGGTCACATCCGGCATGCGGTTCGCGCTGGCCGCCGTGAACGGCGCGCGCGGTGGGATTGACGCGCCCGAGGAGCTGCTCGCCCAAGCTCGTCGCGCACTCGAAGAACTGCTGGGTAAGCAGGAGCAGGAGCAGGAAACGCGCTCGTTTGCAGTGAAGGTGTATGAGCAGGAAGGCAAGCTCTACGCCGAAGGGTACGCGGTCGTGTTCGGCGGACGCGACCTGCACGGTGAATACTTCACTCGCAATACTGACTTCGGCGCGGAGCTGCTCGGCCTGAACAACCCACCGCTCCTGTACGAACACGGCATACACCCTGAAGTTGGGCTTAAGGTGATTGGGCGCGTAGAGCGCATGGATGCTGACGACATTGGCGTGCTGGTCAAAGCCGAGCTGGACCGGCACAACAAATACATCGAGCTTGTGAAGCAACTAGCTGAGCAGGGCGCGCTAGGCATGAGCACCGGTGCGCCCGGCCACCTGGTCTCGCGTAAGAGTACGGGCGAGATTGAGCGCTGGCCGATTGTTGAGGTGTCGCTGACGCCGACGCCGGCTGAACCACGCACGCTCGGCGTCGAGATTGTCGAAGCCATCCGCTCAGTCGTGTGTCCAGAGGCCAAGCCGCCGGCGGTCGTCACCGCCGACGAAGGCAAGGCGGATGCGCGCAAGGGCGTAGCAAAGGAGATTCACATGTACGTAACTGAAGCTAAGAGCATAACCTTGCGCGACTTCATGAGCGCCGTAGCGCGCAAGGACTTTGACACAATCAAGGCGCTAGGCACAGGGCAGGGGCCGTCGGGGGGCTACCTTGTGCCGGAGACGCTCATCCCCGACCTGTTAACCGCTGTGAGTGAGCAGTCCATCGTGTTGCCGCGCGCGTTCATCACCGATGCCCCCGGCACGGTCCGTCAGCCAGTTGTTGACCTGAGCAAAGGCGCTGCCGGCGTGTTTGCCTGGTACGGCGGCATCAAGTTCACTTGGGTGGGCGAAAACTCTGCCATCGCTGAGACCGAGCCATCCTTCAAGCAGTACACACTACGAGCGCTGACAATGGCTGGCATCGTGCGCGTAAGCAACCGGATGCTCGCCAGCACTACATTCGATGCTCAGCTACGCCGAATGCTTGCCGAGAGCGCATCAGATTATCTGGACTACTACTTCATCCGCGGTAGTGGCGCGGGCGAGCCGCTTGGCGTGTTGAATGCCCAAGCGCTGGTGAGCGTGGCGCGCGACACTGCCAGCCAATTCAAGCCGGTCGACGCTGCTCGAATGTTGGAGCGGCTGATGCCAGGCTCGCTTGGTCGCGCTGTGTGGCTAATCCACCCGACCGTGCTGCCGCAGCTGGTCCAATTCTCGGTTGGCAACACGCCCGTGTGGCAGCCCAACTGGCAACAGGGCATTGCCGGCACGCTGATGGGCATCCCGGTCATCCTGACCGAGAAGGTCAATCCGCTCGGCACTGCCGGCGACGTGCTGCTTGCGGACTTCAGCATGTATGCCGTCCAGCTGGTGCGCGACATTGAGATTGCCGCGAGCGCTGACGCCTTCTTCGAGTTCGACCAGACGGCATATCGGCTGACGGTTTACGCCGACGGCACGCCCAGGGTGGTAGACCGCGCTAAATACATCGGGACAAACGTGGAAGTGAGCCCGTTCGTGAGGCTACAGTAGGAGGTGGATAGCATGAAGCCAACTGACTTCCTGACCATCGCTGGCCGGTTGCCGGCACAGGCGATTACCGGCGCGACAAACACAACCAGCATTGACATGCAATTGCTGCGTGGCGTGGCTGCTGTGTGTGTCGTTGGCGCGGCCACAACGCCGCCGTCGTTCACGATTCAGAGCAGCGCCGACAACAACGCGTTCGCTAACCTTACCGGAAAGGCTATTGCTAGCATCCCTGCAAACAGCGAGGGCGTAATCAACATCCGCGATGAGGAATTACCTGATGGTCATCGCTGGATTCGAGCTGTAGTGAACGGCAACGCCACGGTCGCTGTGGTCTTTATCGGCACGCTGGCGCGCGACAACCCGCCTGCGAAACTGGCCAGCACGACCATCGTTGACTAATGAGTTACGCGACGCTTGCTCAGGTCAAGCAGTACCTGGGCATCACCGGGACGAGCGAAGATGCGCTGCTGACGCGGCATCTATCAGCCGCGTCAGCATCCATCGACCGCTACACAGGCAGGCGCTTCACTGCGTCAACAGCGACTAGGCAGATTCGCCGAGAACATATCGTCGGGGACGTGTTCCTGCTGCCCGACGACCTGCGCGCGCTGACGCAGGTCGTCACAGATACCGGCGACGTTCTGCTGCCGGCGGACTTCGTTCCCTTCTATCCGCCGACCAGGGTGCTCAGAATCAAGCACACTGCGCAGAGTTGGAGCATCGAATACACGGCGGACGTGACGGGGCAGTGGGGGTTCAGCGCAGCCCCACCCGACGACATTGTGCAGACCTGTGTGCGATTAACCGGCTGGATGTACCGGTCAAAGGATGCGCAGGTGTTCGACGTGACAGGCCAGGAAGGGCTAAATGCGCTGAGCACGCGCTTACCACGTGACATCACGCAGATGCTCGACCCGTATGTGGTGCTCGAGGTGATGCCATGTTGAGCGCCGTTAATGCCGTGAGTGGAGTGGTTGCGTCTGTGCCGGGAATCGTCTCGACCTACACGACCGTGCCGATGAGCACTTCCACGGCTACGCTGCCAATGGCGCTCGTCACGCCGGTCGGCGAAAACCGCCGGCAGCACGCGCATGAGCTGGTGCGCATCGAGACGCTGGTCCGCGTGCGGATTGTGCACTCGCCGATTGCGCAAGGCGTCACGGAAGCGCAACAGTCGGCGCTCTATGCGCTTGCTGATGCGGTAATGACGGCACTGACGGATGACATCACGCTGGGCGGGCAGGTGGACCACGTAGCCAGCGTGGACGCTGACGAGCCGGCTATCTACACGCTGGCAGGTACGGACTACCTGAGTATCAGCGTCGTGGCAAGGGTGGTGGAGAAGATATGAGCGACAAACAGAAGCTTGGGAACAAGCCAGGAGAGGAGGCCATCAAGGGCGTCTATGAGCCAGTGGCGGAGAAGTGGTATGGGGTGTACTACCCTGGCTTGCCTTTTCTCCCAATCACTGACGACGAGCTCGTTCAGCTTGCGAAGGTGCATGCCTACGACATTCAGTTTGTCCGAGGCTTATATGCGATTCAAAAGGAGAAGGTGAAAGATGCCAGCGACTCATCTACGTAGGGTTCAGCTAGGTCAGCAGACAGCGTTTGCAACACCGGTCGCTGCCACGTCCATCTTGCGGGGCGTGCGGGACGGGAGCGTGACAATTAACCACAACGATGCGGTTGTTGAGGAGCTAGGCCGCACGGTGAGTGACCTGGTCATCGTCTCGCAGCGGCACGCCGAAGGGGAGCTGGAGCTTCAGTGCACGTACGAGGACATACTCTATGGCCTGTTTGGCTTGTTCGGCCCGGTTGCGCCGAGCGGTGGCGCGCGCACATTCAATGCGCCGGTTGTTAACTACGCTGCGCCTCAGATTTACACGATTGAGTACGGAGCGCCGGGTGCAGAGTACCGAGTGGTCGGCGGCATCATCAGGGAGTGGACGCTGCGCTACGAAGCGAACGCCGGCGTGACCGAGAACTGGACGTTCATCGGGAGAGCGGTGCAAGCGAATACGCTGACCGGTTCTCTACCGACGCGCATCGTGACGCCTGTTGTTTCTACTCAAGCCTCATGGTTCATGGACCCAATCGGCACAGCCCACGGCACGACGCCGATACCTGGCACAGTGATTGAGGCGGAGCTGAGCATCAACACCAACAGACATCTGAAGATGTTTGAAGGCTCACAGCCGATCACTTGGGGTGAAGGGCGTTGGGAAGCGCAATTAAACATCACAGCGGAGTTCAATGCGACTGCCAAGGCTTGGGTGGATGCGCTGCTGACGGACAGGGTTGCTCGCAACATCCGCGTCAACTTCGTGGAGACGGCCGGTTCGCGCGAGTTGCGAATCGACTTCGTCGGGCTGATTGCCGAGTCCCCGGAGCTGTTTGGCGACCGCGACGGCAACATGACCGTAGAAGTCACGTTCAAGGCACTCGTGGCTGCTCCCCTGAACAACTGGCTGCAAATACGAACCATAAACGGTGTTGGGACGCTGCCATGATTGACTTGACGAAGGTGCGAAGGATTGACCGCAACGCGCCAGGGAGCTTCATGGAGTACGCGCGTTTGCAAGCCACCATCGCTGAAGGCGACCTGATGGCCATTGCGCGCGCGCTGGAGAGCTACGGGGTTGATACCAGCCAGTTGTCGTTCAACGAGCTGGTGGACGTGGTCAAGCACATCGCAGGAGAGCCAGCCCCTTTACCGGCCACGAGCGCGACCGAGTGACCTTGCTGCTCCACCTTGCCGAGACCTGGGGCGTGCCGCCGTGGGTGCTTGAGCGCGAGCTTTCGCTCTTCTGGGCAGAAGCTGCGTGTGAGTACGAGCGCGAACAAGTGCGTCGAATGAAGCGCGAGATAAGGAGATATGGCGGACGGTGAAATTCGCATTGAGATTACTGGCGACGCGCGGGACTTTCGACGCGCGATAGCCGGAGTCTCGGACGACATTGGCAAGCTCAAGAAGCTGAGTTTTGGGCTTGCTGATGCATTTAAGACTGCGTTCTCCACAGCCGCGGGCTTCCTGGCCGCCAGCGTGGTTCAGGACGGGATGAGAGCGCTCTCCGGTGCAATCGGCGGAGCAGTCAATAAGGCCGCAGAGCTTGAGAGCGAACTCAACTTCTTGCAAGCGGTGAGCGGTGCGACTGGCGAGCAGATGCGCCAGGTGGCAACGCTGGCAAAGCAACTCGGCGCTGACGTGACCATCCCAGCGGCATCGGCGCTCGACGCCGCAAAGGCGATGACTGAGTTGGCGAAGGCCGGGTTGTCCGTCGAGCAAAGCATGGCCGCAGCGAAGGGTTCGCTTCAGTTAGCTGCTGCTGGTCAGCTTGATGCCGCACGCGCGGCTGAGATCGTGGCCGGCGCGCTAAACGCCTTCGGACTGGCAGGAGATCAGGCTGTTCGGGTGGCCGACTTGCTAGCTGCCGCAGCGAACGCGAGTGCCGCAGATGTAATCGAAATGGCAGACTCGCTCAAGATGGCAAGCGCAGTTGCCGCGATGAGTGGCAGGAGCATCGAAGAGACCATTACTGCGCTCTCGATGCTAGCGAACGCTGGTATTCAGGGAAGCGATGCCGGTACATCGCTCAAGACGATGTTCCTGCGCTTGGTCGCGCCGACGAAGGATGCGAAGGAGAAGCTAAACAGCCTTGGCATTAGCCTGACCGACGCTCAAGGCAGAATGCTTCCACTGCGTGACCTAACTGCGCAGTTTGCCAGCAAGCTATCGGCGCTCACCGAAGAAGAGCGCAACTACATCCTCACAACTGTGTTCGGCTCAGACGCCATCCGCGCGGCAAACATCGTGCTTATGGCAGGCGCGGACGCTTACGACGAGATGTATCGAGCCGTCACCAAGGCAAATGCTGCGACCGAGTTAGCTGAGGCTCGCATGCGCGGGCTAAAAGGTGCGCAAGAGGCGCTGAACAACGCTGTCGAGACGCTAGGCCTGTCGTTCGGCGAGAAGCTTACGCCGATTCTGGCCAAGGTTGGGTTTGCGTTTGCAGAGATACTGACCGACGAGCGCTTGATTGAATTCGTCGAGGCGCTCGCTGAGAGGCTGGGCGGATTGCTGGCTGAGGGCTTTACTTTGGTGAAAGATGTGGTGAGGCAGATTGACTTCTCGTCTTTTGCCGCCACAGTGCGAATGGCCGGTGAAGAACTGGGACGGATGTTTCAGCCGATGCTAGCAGGGCTGGCTATGCTTGGCGCAACCATTGCGCCGGTCTTGCAGGGTATCGGTGGGCAAATACAGATGCTCGCTGAGCAAGGGATCCGAATTCTCGGCGACACCTTCGCCGACCTGAAGCCAGTGGCGCAGGACGCACTACACGCCATCGGCGAGTCGTTCGCTGCTCTCGCGCCGCATGTGCAGAACATCCTGCGCGCGCTTATGCCGCTGGTGTCTCAGATTGGCAACGCGCTGCTTACCTTCTCCCGCACCTTCGGCGCTGTGATACGCGAAGCACTGCAAACGCTCACGTCCTTCATTCGCGCTGTTGCTGCAGTGCTGCGCGGTGACGTGGATGGCTTCGTACGCTACCTAGGCGACAGCGTGAAGAACCTACGTGAGCTAGTGACAACTGCTATACGAGGTGCAGTGGAAACAATTGGCAACCTGATTGGCATCAACTTGACCGGCGTGCTGTCGTTCATTGAGCAAGTGAACAACGCGCTGCTCAGCGTGCGCAATCTTGGTCTGAACGTGGCACAAGTGGTCAGCAACGCTCTCAGCAACATTCGCCTTCCGTTCGGCGCAAATGCTCAGCAGCAACAGCAGACTACGCAGAACGTGACGAACAACTACATGCTTAACGTAAATGCTGCGTCGTCGCATGGCGTGATGAGTGACTTTGAGTTGATGAGGAGATTAGGATGGAGATAGATCTGTTTCGAGGGGGAGCTTCACTAACCACGCTGCACTATCGCAACGTGCCAGGGCAATACTCTTGGGTATTGCGAGACTTCCAAGGCGACCTGATGGACGAGGTCGAGGCACTCACGCGCGATGCGCTTGGTGGGCGCACGCTTCTGATAGGCCAGCAGGGACGCGCAAGGCGCATCGTCATCGTGCTCGACGTGCAAGGAACGAGCATGTCGAACCTGCACGCAGCGATACAAGAGCTGGAATCTCATGTGCGATGGCGCAGAAACGAGCCGCCAGTTCTCGCGTTGAGAGTGAGAGCGCAAGCTACTAGTCCGTGGAGTGTCCAGGGCGTCATACTTGAGCAAATGAATGCTCAGTTTGAGGATGATCAGTACCGCGCTACTGTCACAATGAGATTTGCATGTCTCAGCGTGTACTGGCGAGAGTTCATCGGCACGGTCTCGGCTTCCAACAACACGCTGACCGGCAATGCCTTCGTGGTGGACTTGAGCACGATGACTTTCACGCCGATCACCGGTATCTCGGAGGCAATCACCAACATTGACTACCGACCAGCTTCAAACGAGTGGATCATCTTCACTTTCTCGCGGGTCTGGCGCGCGCCTGCTACAGGTGGGGCGGCTGCGCTTATTGGATCTGTATCAGGTGCGACCGCCTTGCGAGGCTGCGTGGCGCATGATGGCAGCATCATTGCTATTGCGCAGGGTATAAATCAGCTGGTTCGATTCACCTACCCTTCATCTTCACCGACGGTGCTGGGCACGTTCAATAGCACGCCGGCTCGTGTCAGGCGGTTTGACGATTCTTACGTATCCGTAGGCGAATTTAGCCAGTATCAAACCACAACCGGATTGGCTGGGATAGTCTCAACTGACATCACGGGAGCAATTAACAGCACGTTTTCACCTTTCTCGACAAGCACTATCTTTCCTGGCGGCGGGAGAGTCCGCGACGTGCTAATTAAAGACGGCATCGGCATCGCAATTGCACATCGCGTGCCATCGCCATCGCAAAGCTGGGTCGCGGTGTGGAGCGCTCAGGTTGCACCGTACTACGTAGCTGAAGGTGCATCCACCTGGGGTCCGTTTGAAATCGACCAGGCGTCGCCAATTGACGATGTGACCATCTGCGCTGAATCATGGATCCACTCTGGACGCACATTTAACACGCTGTGCCGGCTAAGGAACCTGAGCAGCGTCGTGCCATATGCCTACCCGACGGTGAGCGTCGGCGGCGTGCAGGATGGCTGCGCTGTAGAGCGCTTTTTCTTCGCAACTAGTGAACCGCGAAAAGTGTTTCGGCTTGGCAATGATGGAACTGCGATGCCGCTGTTCACATCAAGTGCGAACAGCATTGCTATACGACGAGTGGGCAATCTCATGTGTATTGGATATCTTGATACAGCTATTGTGTGGACGCCGCTAACAGTTGACGTTAGCGCGGTTGCAAACACTGGCACGACGGCAGAAATCGTGCCTAGGCTAGGCAGCCTTTCCGTTCCAGTATTCAGTTGCTATAGCAAGGTGGACACGGAGATTCTCGGCGAAGTGCTTGACCCTCAGACTCAAGCGGCTAATTATGAGCCGAAGTACCATGGCGGGGGAGTGGTCACGCCGCTGCCGGGCACGCGTTACGAGCGCATGTTTCGCGGGTCAATGAACGAAGCGATCAATCGCTACTGGTTCGCGGTAGGCGGAAGCGTGACGTCGAACAACGTCACTCTCAACAGGTACAAGCATGATTGGCGCTGAAGCAATTTTGGCCTTAACGTCGCTAAGGCAGCCAGGGATGCGCACTGGCGCGCTTGCGCTCAGCGGCTCGTTCGAGCGGCGAGCGATGGAAGTGGCGGAGTGCGAGCTGGAGATAAGCGTGCGTGCGCCGAGCTATGAACTTAGCGCATACGGAGACGTGATGATGGCGATGTTGCCCGACCGCAGGGAGTACTACTTCGTTACTGCAATTGAGCGGCGCAACACCTACTATGTCGTACGAGGAGAGACGTTCTTGCGCTACTTGCGTGATTACTATCCAGACCGCTACGCAGGCACAAGCGATGCGCAATGGAGCGGTGACGCGGCTGCGGGGGTTTTGCGCTCGCTTAGGCCGATAGAGTACGTGCCAGTGCATTCGTTTGCGAGCAGCTTCCGTGACTACTGGATCATCACGCCGGACAACGTGCCGCCAAGCGTGAATGTCAACACGTCGTTTGCGTGGGCATCGAGACTCGAAGCCGCGCAGGAGATCACGCGGCTGGCTCATGCGCAGGGCTTTCCGTTGGTATGGTGGTTTGAGTGCAACAGATGGTGTGCAGTGAAAGATGCTGCAGGCAACTACGGTGTAGAACCGTCCATCGCTCTGGTCTTCGCTCACGGTTTACCACGCCACGGTCTATTCCGTCCGCGATGGAGTGGCACTGTTAAGTACGAGGCATGGGTGTATGACAGAAGCCAGCCGACCGCAGGCGTGGCACTGGGATACGGTCACGGACAAGACAGGGACGTGACCAGAGCGCGGGCAGCCCGCGGCTTGTTCAATGGATGGACATACTGGGAAGGGCGGCTTGACGGACGGGCAACCGGCACGTCAGCAGCAGCGCAAGCTGCGCTCATGCGCTGGCGACCAATTGAGGCCGGGACGGGACAGGCTTACTCGCAGGAGATGCCGAGGCTTGGAGACCAGGTGTTTCTCGTCGCGGGAGACCATCAGCGATGCGCCGGTATCGCGCACGTGGTAAGCGAGCGATACATGGTTACGGGTGGGCAGGTTTCGAGCGCTGAAGTAGGGGTGGTGCAAATATGAATGAGCGTATAGACCTGTTGGAGCGCGGTGAAAACTTTGCGCCTGCCACGGTGCGGGTGTTTTGGTCCGGCTCAACCAATGTTCCATCGAGCAGCACAGTTACATTACCGATTTCGGGAGTCAGCGAACTGACAGGCAACATCTTTGAGCACGTTTCGTCAGCGCAAGCTCTACGAATTAAGCAAGCAGGGGTTTTTGGATACTTTGTTGACGTCATATGCGGGGCAACCGGAGTTGGGAACATTCGCGTGATGATGCGACAAGCATCGCCGACACACGACTGGGCCATGGTCCAGCAGCCGTACTACTTGCACTCGGCTTTTGCGTTTGCTTCAGGCGGCGTTCGGTTTGTGAACGTTCCGGTAAACGGTGCGAACTATCAGATTTGGATAATGAACTCTGGTGGTTCGGGAAGCTTTACGCTGTATTCAGTGGACATTCGTTTGGTTTATCTTGGTAGGCGATAGCGAGGCTGCTAACAAAACAACACGCGCCCGGTACGGTAGTAGTACCGGGCGCGTGTGTTTCAAAGGGGCCACGCTTTTGTGAGCGTGGAAATGCGTCGCGGGCTTGTGCCGCTCAGCATCGGACACGAGGCTTCAAAGGGGCCACGCCTCTGTAAGCGTGGAAACCGGCCGGCAGCGCGGATGTACTTGCGCAGCGTGTTGCTTCAAAGGGGCCACGCTTACAGAAGCGTGGAATTTGACTTCTCAGAACCCCTCAAGCGGGATAGTCGTTCTTCTCTACTTAGACCCTCAAGCGGGATAAAGTGCGTTTCGGGGTTTCACCCCTCATCAGACTGAGTAGACCTGATGATATTCCTTCTAACTAAACTAAGCTCCAGGTCGTCTCAGTGACGCACCCAGATTGTATCATCATCTCGAGAGCTGTCAAGCAGCTCTCCGGATCGCCACATCCGTCGGCGTACATCACTCGCTGTCGGATGTTGTCCGGCCAGTCTGCCAGCACCTTGCGCGTGTCGCGGATTCGCGGGCGCTCCATTTGGTTGCATCCGAATGGGGACAACCAGTAGACGTGCGGCACGAGGTGAGCGAGCTGAAAGAACGTGTCCTCGCCGTCGTGATCTGCTGCAATCACGATGGCGCGTACGTTACGCTGCCTGATAATCCGCTCGTAGTCCATGCCCGACAGTCTATCAGGCATGTACTCGACCGGCTCGCCATTTGAGTGCGTGACGCACACAATGTCGCCTTCGTTGAGCGTGCCGTAGCACGCAACAGCAAAGGCGACGACATTAGAAGAGAGTCTCCCCATGCTGCCAGAAACATCAGGCAGAACGAGCAGGGCCGGTCGGCCTGACTCGCATCGGCGGTCGTCCACGGTCCACGACCGCAGATAGCCTGCTGTCTTGGTTGCAACAGCGCGCGCGTTCCAGCGCGAACCTGGCTTCGTCTTGCCATCCAGGAGCATTCGCCGGAATGCTCGGCGCGCACGCGCAATCATCGCGCGGTCAAGCTCAACGTCGGCGAACTGAGCAAACACACCGCCATGTTGCGGCTTGGGGATACGAGATAGCTGTGACTTTGAAACGAATGTGCGCCGGATGTTTTCCGACGCCGGCGCAACGTCGCCAGCAGACTGAACGGATTCGCACCGTTGCTGGACAGCGATGCTGTCCAGCGCCCCGCTGGTGGCTTCCTCTGCCGCGTGCGACGCCGCGGCAGAGGCATTGCGCTCCGCTTGGCCATCCGGCACGCTCTCCTCATCGCCGTCGTCGCCCGACGACGAGGCGCTACCCGGATGTTGTTCGGCGTTCTCTGAGTCCCGGCTTGAGCCGTTCGAGGACGAATCCTCGCCCTGATCGTCAGGGATTGACTCACTGAGATCGCCAGCAGAATCGCTAGATTCTGCTTGGGGTTCGCCGTCCCCACATACCGAAGAATCCGCGTTCTCACTAGCATCATGTGCTAGAGAACGTGAGGATTCTTTCGGCACGAGCGCATTTGCGCTCGCTTCTGCTGATGACGATTTGTCATCAGCAGAAGCGAGAGGGATGCGCGACAGATAACTCTGGATTTTTGGCGTGACCCTTGGGGCGTAAACCATTACTTCGCCCCACGTAGTCAGATAATGAAACTCCACCGTGTGGCCGTCAATGACGACATCCATGCGGTTGCGTCCTGCCATCATCTGCAAGACTGCATGCTTACGTCTGGGATTGAGCTTTATATATCTTCTAGCCACGGCGCTTCCACTCTCCCCAGAGCAAGGCTGCAAGGTCACCCAGCGACTTCAGCGCACCTTCGTCCCGGGCGTCCTTTACCAGGTAGCCACGGACGAGCAAACGCACGTCGTCCACGCCGTTCGCCAGCACCATCCCGCGTAGCAACATCATGCCTTCCTGTAGAGACGGAGACGAGCGACCGTTGGCTCGAATCAGGTTCATGGCCTTGACCACTAGCCTGATTGCACCGACAGGCGCGCCAGTAGCCTTCCTCAAAACGTCGGCCTCGATCTCCGGCGACAGGTACGGCATCTCGTACCTGAAGCACCGCCGCTGAAGCGGCTCGATAAGCTCGCGCAGGCCGTTGCTGGTAATCACGACAGCTAGTTGGCGCGTGTCGGCGCGCCACCGCTCGCCGTGACGACCGTGGACGACACCGGACTGCAGGAACTCCAGCAGCAGCGCGTCGCAATGCTCTGGCGACTTGTCCCACTCGTCGAGGAGCAGGACGACCGGCATGCGCCGCGATAGCAGCGTAGCACGCAGCAGCGCGCCGCGCCGGTACGTCTTGGCCAGCGGCATGTCGTGGCCGCCGGCAATCGCGGCGACGCGCGCTGGATCGACCGCTAGGAACATGTCCTCATCCGAAGTCCAGTGGTGGGCGTAGTACTCGACGAGTTTACCGCCCATGCCCTCGGCAAGCGCGCGTGCGAACGATGTCTTGCCTACGCCGGGCGCGCCGGTGATAATGCACGCGCGAACGCCGTCATCGGCTCGCTCTGTTAGCAGGCGAGCAACTAAGCGGTCGGATGGTCGGGGGGTGTACCAGGGCGCAAACATGATCACTCCTTATCCAGATACAGGATTACCGAGACTGCCAGCTCTGCTAATATCTCATCGTATCTGGCGAAGTACGCCAGGTCAGCAAGCGACATTTCCACGCGGTAACCAGCGCGATCAAGTAGAAAGACAGCGTACCGCTCCGGGAGACTTTCAAGTAGCATCCGGCGGAGAACGTCGGGCGCGAGTTTGAAGGCCCTTGCCTCAGGCATGTCAGCAAGGGCCTTCAGCGCTTTGGCTACCGGCAGGTCTGCTAGCCGGGCATCCTTCACCGCATCACGCAGCTTACGAAGAGAACTGCGACTCATCGTTCACAATCTTCCACCGCAAACTATCACGGTCGTAAGTGGCGACGAAGTACTCATAGTCTTCGTCGCCGGGCTGTATCTTGCCTTTCGTACTGGGGTCAGCCACCCGGTACTTCAGCTTGCAGATAGCGATCAGGCACTGGTCCGGCAGCTGCGTGGCCGCCCGGTTGATTGGAATCGGCACACCGGCGATCTGCTCGATGTGCTGAGCGGTCTCGGCATAGCCGATATAGCTGCGAAGTTCGCCGCGCCGGTGGGCGTCGGCGACCAGCTCGCCGAAGAACTCCCGGCTTACGCGTCTAAGGATGTAGAGGCCCTCGTCGGGCATCATCGCGGAATTAAGAAGTATGGTTGTCATTCAATTGCTCCTTCTCCCTAAGGGAAATAGCGCAAACGATAAGAGCTGTCTCGAACGAAGTAGCGAAACCAAATCCGGTACTGTGATAACCACACCAGCCTGGCAGATTGGTGTGCTCTCTGGTAACACGCGCAGGGTACTCGAACTTGTATCCGCTTACCAAATCCCCGCCGGCATTCATAGCAGAGATAATCTGATCTCTACTGAACCAGTGAGCAGCCTGTATCGGCATTGTGCCGTCGGGAATAGTCCCGTTATCGCTGAAGTGCTCGGCTTCTTTGCCGAGAACACTCAGTGCCTTGTAATTCGGCATCGCGAGTACTAGAGATCGGCTGATGTGCTTAGAAGCGAATCTGTCTATATCCCCGACCATCTTTGCTGCGATAGCTCGCAGCATCATGCGAAGAATCTCATCGTGCTCTTGGTTCATCTGTTCCTTCTTTTTGCCGGTGGCGCTGAATGCGCCACCGGCAGCGATTGCACTAATCAGCAAGCGGTTCGGGATAATCAGGTTCGTCAGCTAGTCCAGCAGCATGAAGCAAATGGGCGACAAACGATTCGCGTGCCGTCTTGATCGCCTCCGGCGCGTGCTCGCCCCAGAACTCCCATGCCGGGCCAAACCTGAACCCCTCGCGGTCAAAGTCTAGGTCCCGGAGAAGCTCCTGTGGGTCTGGGTGCTCGCCGCAGCGGATTTGCGCTGACTCCACGGCGAACCCGAACGACATATAGGCGTCGTGGGGCAGCAGATCGACGAGAGTGTAGAGGCCGTAGGTCGCATCCACCGTCTTGCCTTCCTTCAGCTCGGCAATTAGGCGACTGATTTTGAGAGCACTCACGCCTTCACCAATGTCGTAGAGCGCGCGAATCAGATCTGTGACGCTGCTGATCTCGCGCTTAGACGCGCGCTCGCTGAGGCGCTCCAGCGCGCGCCGAATCGTCTCGCCGCTGCCCATTGCTTCTAGGGCAGCGACGAGCATCGCGATGCTGTTTGCCGACGGGCAAATTGTGGCTTCGATGGCATTGATTGTGCGAAGCATCTCCACTTTCTGGCTATTCATCTTGCTTTCCTCCTTCTATGGCACTAAGAACTTCTCTCATTGCATCGGCATCCCCCGACCGCCACGCCTCGCGCGCTTGAGCACGCAGCGGGGAGTCTTCGGGAAGCTCCTTTGCGCGCTCCGCCAGAAGCTGGCGCAGCGCGTGTACTTCATCCGGCAGCGCTGTCACTGGCTGCGGCTCGCTCACGCGCTGAGCGCCGGGGATGGCCTCGGTCTCGGACTCGTCCAGCCAGCCAAGGCCGGCGAGACTCAAAGTGATCCGACGCTTAGCCTTGGTCAGCGCTTTCATCTGTGCATTGGCCAGCGCATCACCGCGCAGGCCAGCGACCGAGACCACGCCAATCTCTACATCTTCGCGCCCGTCGCGGTTACGACCGCGCACAGTCACGGTAATCAGATCATCTCGACGCTCAATCTTTGCGTCCAAGATGCTGATTCCGTGGATTGCTCGCAATTGATCAGCCGCGGCGCGGGTGGCATACAACACCAACCGACCGTTGAGCCTCAAGTACTCGAACGGGCGCGTCAGCGGGTTCAAGCCGAGCGACTCGCACACTGCCTTGTAGTACTCAATGCGCTGCGACTCGCTCAGACCGGACAGGTCGCCAGCGACCAGGACGCGCTCTAACACGCTAGGGGTAATAGACTCGCTCATACTAAACCTCCAGTGCTCCAGCCGCAAACGCTACGGCTTCTTCGAGTGACGAGAACTTGAGATAGTACCCATCTGGGTTATATGCTTCGTACTCAAGGAATTGCCACTGCTCATCCTCCTTTGACGCATAAATTCTCACCTTGCCCTTTCCAGGGAAAGGCTCTGTAATGTAGATGTGCGCGTGTCTCACTCCCACATCTACTTTTGAGAGTTCATTCAATGGCGGGGGAAGAAGAGCACGAATCTCGCGTTCACGTTCTGCGCTCTCACGAGCGAGCTGCTCATAAAACGCAGCTATTCGTGCTTTCTCCTCGGCAATCCGCTTCTCGCGGATCGCCACGCCACGGTCGATAAGGTCTTGCAAGGCTTGGGTCTTCAACTCGTTCATCTTGGTCCTCCTTTTGTCCCGGCGCTCGTGATAATCGCCGGGACGATAAATCGAACATCTACTACTTGCGCCAAGCGCGAACCGCATCAACAAACACGCTGAACTCCTCAGGGCTGGGGGACAGCCCATATGCCGCGAATGCGGCCTTGGCCAAAGATTGCGGATGCACCTCGCCATATGCTGTGGCAAGACACTCCTCTGCCCACGCTTGAATCGCTTTCGGGGAAAGAACAGCCGGCGGCGGGGGGACAATCATCTCTACAAGCTTGTGAACGCTCTTCGCCGAGCACTCGGCGAAGGCCGGTCCTTCTCCGGGCCGGCAGGCGAACCACCGGCCATACGAACGCCATAGTGTCAGTCCAAATGCTGAGAGAATGTCTCGTGTCTTCATCTGTTCTCCTCCTTCATAGGATACTATACAATATCATATTCATCTGCGCTCAGCCCGTCAAGGGGCGCGCAGTATTCTCATGAAACTCTAAGTTTCAGTCTCAGTTTGTGGATAAACCTGTGGATAAGTCTGTGGATAACCAATCGAAGACGCATATGATGCTATATCATATTGCGCATGAGAAACTGGGAACATGAACAGGTCATCAAAAAGCACCAGCTGGGGTGCTATGTCACCCCGGAGATCAAGGCAAGGATAAGAGCGCTCGCGCGCGCGCGGCGCATCAGCATAAGCCAGCTCACGCGCGAGCTAGTAGAGTTCGCGTTGCCGC